ATAGAATTCGAACCGCGGATATTCTGCAGTCTAGGTGTGATTTCAAAGCCTAAACTCACCTAAACACGTGCCTAAACTGTCACTAAAGTTGAGACAAGGTAATGTCGAGCGCTGCCGCTTCGACGGCTGAATCCCCCATAACCAAGGCCGAATTTGCGCGCCGCGTGAACGTCACGCCGGGGCGTGTGTCGCAATATTTGGCCGAGGGAAAAATATTCGGTGCGGCCATTGTTGGTGCTGGACGCAACGCTCAAATTCTTGCGTCCGTCGCCATATCTCAGCTGCGTGAAAAGCTCGATGTCATCCAGATGGCCGGCAACGGCCTTTCAACGCGGCTTGATCCCGTTCCTGCTGCGGCTGCAGCAATCAATGTGGCGCAAGCCCTCCCGCCGGTCCAGCCGCCCTCCGCGCCGGAAATCGCGCCTCGCGCGGACAGTATCGAAGAGCAAATCAAGCAGGAGCGTCTTGAAACGCTCCGCCGCCAGAACCGCAATGCGGCAATTGAGGATGCTGCTCGTGCGGGCCAAATCACAGATGCCGGGACCGCTCAGGCGGAAATGCGGCGTATCGTGGCGCAGGCGATCAATCTCTGTGAGGGCGGCTTGCCGGAAATGGCAACCGCCATTGCCGCTCGGTGGAGCTTACCACAACGCGACGTGCTGCATTTGCTGCGTGGCGAATTCCGCAAGGTTCGCGCCAATGCCGCGCAGGCCTTCCGGCGCGAGGCAGAAACCATGTCAGAAACATCCGTGATGGAGATTGAAGGCGAAGACAGTGAGGTTGCGGCATCTGCTGCCGCGATCATGGTGGAAGCAGCAGAATCATGCTGATCGAAGTAGCAAATGCAGCCTATCTCGCGACTGTTGCGCTGGCCGATATGTTCGCGCCTCCGCCGCCGGTCGATTATCTGCGATACGCCGAAGAAAATATTGTTTTCACAGATCGGTCGTCACCCTTCCCAGGGCCTTACAATCGTGCCCTGTTTCCATATTTCGATGAGCCTCTGCGGGCTCTCGCGCCGGAAGATCCATGCCGCATCGTGACGCTGGTGACGTCCGCTCAGATCGGTAAATCGACCGTTGCGACCGTGTTCACGGTCGGCTCGCTCGATATGGATCCCAGCGATTTTCTTTACTCGCACCCGACCGATGATTTCGCGCGCAAGTGGTCGAAAATGCGTCTGGCGCCGCTGATCGCGTCAACACCATCGTTGCGCACCATCTTTCCGCAGAAGCCGCGAGATGGCCTCGACTCGGTGCTGTATAAAGAGCGGCGCGACGGTCGTGGCGCCATCGTCACAACTGGCGCGAATTCGCCGAATGCGTTGTCTGGCCTCACCGTCAAGCGGCAGGTGCAAGATGAGTTGTCGAAGTGGGAGCTAAACGCCGCAGGCGATCCTGAAGCGCAGGCTGACGACAGGTCGCGCGCGCACGAGTTTGCAAAAATCCTCAAGGTTTCGACGCCGCTGGTTTATCCGGGCTGCCGGATCACAGCTTCGTTCGAGCGTGGCAGTCAGGAATATTATTATGTTCCGTGCCCGCATTGCGCGACCATGCAAATTCTCGAATGGGAGAACATGCTGGCCACGCTCAACCCGGACAAGCCAGAGGATATTCATTTCACCTGCGTCGAATGTGGTGCCTCGATTGAGGAGCATCACCGCTCGAAAATGTTGGCGGGGGCGGAGTGGCGTGCGCATAATCCTGCCGCCTCGCGGCATCATCGCTCGTTTCAAATCTGGTCGGCTTATTCCTACCTGCAGTCTTGGGAGTTGATCGCGCGGGAATATCTGCGCTCGCGTGGGCACGCTGATTCCGAGCAGACATTCCTCAACCAGACCGTGGGTCGCGCCTATCGTGCTGAAAGCGAAGCGCCGCCGTGGGAAGTTCTGCGGGACCGTGCGGCCAATGCGGATTACCGCGCCTTCACATGCCCTCCCGGCGCGCTCAAGCTGTTTATGGGCATGGATTGCCAGAATGATCGTGTGGAATGGCAGGTGGTTGGTTATGGCCATAATCGTTCGCGCTGGGTCGTGGCATACGGCGTGACACCGGGCCACGTTTCGGACATCGAGACACGCAAGCGTCTCGATGATGTGCTGGCGCAGACTTTTGTCGCTGACAACGGCCATCGCGTCGGCATCGAGCGAGCCGCCATTGATGGAAACTATTCAACAGATGATGTTTGGGAGTGGGCAAAACGTCATCCCGTCTCAAAAGTCATCATGGTGCGCGGGCGCGGCGAGGATACCGCTCCATCGCTGCAGCGCGTGCAGCGTGAGATCAACCCGAAAACTGGCAAGAAGCTGAAATACGCTAAACGATTTTTCAATTTCGGCACCAGCGCGCGCAAGATGGGACTCTACCGCGACCTCGCAAAGAACGATCCGCTGGCCTATCGTTATATCGGCCTGCCGTCAGGACTCGAAGATGACTATTTCAAGATGCTCACGGCGGAGCGGCGCGTCGCGCTGAAGCGGCACGGCTTCGTGCATTACCGCTGGAAACAGGAAGAAGGCCAGCCAAACGAGGCACTGGACACATTCCTGCAGGCTGATGCCGCCGCCGAAAATTGGGGAATCCGCACGCTGCCCGAAAACGCCTGGGACCGCTTTGAGGCTGAGCGCCAAGCTGTCCGCGACGTGCAGGCCGACATCGAAGACTTGCTGGCTGCGCCTGCTGCTGCAGCGGGCGATGCCGCGCAGTCCGATGATGCGGCAAAGGCCGTGCCGGTGCGCCGCAAGAAGCGATCCGGTTTTGTTTCAAATTGGAAGGGTCGCTTTTCGTGACAAATATTCTCGATGATGTGCCGGAAGGCGAGCCGGTGATTCTGGTTGCGGGCACAACATGGACGTGGACGCGCAGTGATCTCGGTGCAGATTATCCGAATGACACTTGGACATTAACTTACGCTGTCAAGGCGCACGGCACCGGCGCGGCCTTTACAATCACGGCCAGTAATTCTGGAACGGATTATCTTGTCGAAGTTGCTTCGGCGATCACTGCGGGAAAATCTGCCGGCCAATATGACTGGGCCGCCTTCGTGTCTAGTGCTGCGGGGCGCGTGCGTGTTGGCGCGGGCCGCTTCCGCATTGAGGTTGATCTGGTTGCCGCGACGGCAGATCAGCGCAGCCATGCCGAGAAAATGCTGGCTGCCATCGAGTCCGTGCTTGAGGGCCGCGCGACCAAAGACGTCGAAGCTTACACGATCGAGGGTCGCTCGGTCACACGCATGAAGGTCGACGAATTGTTGCGCTTCCGCGACCGCTACAAAACCGAGGTTTATGCTGAGCGCCGCGCGGCGCTTGGTCAATCAGCGCGCCGCCGCACGCTGGTCTCGTTCAGCTAGGGCACTGCATGAAATTTTTGTCAGGCATTTTCCACCGTGCCGCGCCGCAAGTCCGGCGTCCGGTTGTGATCGCTGGCCGCAAATATCTTGCGGCGCGGCCCGACCGGATAGCGGGCAGCTTTTCGCTCGGTGTGTCGTCAACCAGCGCGGACGCGCGTGAGGGCTTGCGCGGACTGGTTCGTCATTCGCGCCACATGGCGCAAAACGACGATTATATGAAGGCCTTTCTGCGCGCGTGTCGCCGCAACATCATCGGGCCGTCTGGCATCGCCCTGCAGAATCAGGCGCGTGATTCAAATGGCAAACTCGATAAAGTGGCTAACCGGCAGATCGAGGATGCATTCTGGCGCTGGGGCAAGCTTGGCGGCGCGACTGTGTGCGGTCGGTTCTCGTGGCTCGACGTGCAGAATATCGTTACAACCACGCTGCCGCGTGACGGCAACGTGCTGCTGCGTCTCTATCGTGGCCGCGAATTCGGCCCCTATGGGTTTCAGGTGCAGATCATTGATGTTGATCTGCTGGATATTGAGATGAGCCGCCGCGATCTTGATGGCGGCGGCTATATCGAAGCGGGCATTGAGTGCAACGAGCTTGACCGTCCGGTGGCCTATCATTTGTGGAGTGCGCATCCCGGCTCAGCCCGCGCGCGCCGCGAGCGGTTGCGTGTGCCCGCCAGCGACATCATTCATTTATTCGTTCCAGATGAACCGGGCCAGATGCTCGGCGTGCCGTGGGCGCATACAGCTTTGCGGCGGCTGAACCTCATGCACGGTTATGAAGAGGCGGCCTTGGTCGCGGCGCGCACCGGCGCTGCAAAAATGGGCTTTTTCACCCGCGAATTCAACGACGATATTGATCCGGACAAAGCCCGCGAATTGACCGATGAAAACCGTCCGG